AGCTAAGAAACTACTACAAAGTCCTAAAGCCTATCTTAAATCGCTTAATGTGAATCAGGATGCTCAACCATTAAGAGATGGTAGGCTTGTACATTTATCTGTACTTGAGCCACATAAAGTAAATGACCTAACGATAATCGATGGTTCAAAAGCAACTAAAGCATTTAAACAGGCTGTATTAGATTTAGGTTCTGCTAATGTATATACTAGAAGTGAATTTAATAATGCTAATAGAATAGCTGATGCAGTTCTTAAATGTAAAGAGGTAACAAATTTATTACAAGGAGCTGAGTTTGAAGTACCTCAGGCTTCTATGATAAATGGATTGCCTTTCAGAGGTAAAGCAGATGTATTAAATGGTAATGTTATTATTGACTTAAAAACAACTGGAGACATAAGTAAATTTAGATGGAGTGCTAAACATTTTTCTTATGATTTACAAGCTGCCTTATACACAAAGATGTTTGGTGCAGATGCTTTTATATTTGTTGTTGTAGATAAAGATACTAAAGATATAATGATATGTGATTGTTCAGATGAATTTATGAGAACTGGATTGCAGAAATTAGATAGAGCAATAGAACAGTACAAGTATTTCTTTCAAGATGAGATACCTAATCTGGATAATTATGTAACACATGAAACACTATAAGGGCAAGGATATTAAAGATGAATACTTTAATCTAGCAATGTATGATTTGGAAGAGGGTATGTCTATAACTGACTTAAGAAAATTACTAGAAGAATATTCTGCTCAAGAATTATATTGGGAGTGTGCAGGAATACAAAAAGCAATAGACCATATGAGTTTCATGCTTTTAACATTAATGAGTGATAAATTAAATAAACAAGAAATAAAATTAAATTATGCCAATACCAAAGAAGAGACCAGAAGAGAATGAAGATGCTTTTGTAAGCAGATGTATGACAGATGCAACTATGAAGCAAGAGTACCCACTAAGAGAACAGCGATTAGCTGTATGTATTAATCAATTAAGAAAATAATAATGGATTTAAATAGTACGCTACAAACTAAACAGATTAGGAATTATATAGAAACCTGTTTAGGAATAGACCTAAGTTTTAGAACTAGAAAAAGAAGTAATGTATATGCGAGAGCAGTATACTTTAAATTATGTAAAGAATATACTAGACTTAGTTTAACTGATATAGGAGCTAGTGTTAATGTTGACCACGCTACAGTGATTCATGGAATTAACAATGTATTTCCATTAGTCATGCAATACGATGGTCACTTACAAGACCTTTATGAAGATTATAAATATTCTAATAATCATGATGCTGAAAGTATATTTGAGAATTATTCAAGATTGCTAAAAGAAAATATAAATTTAAGAGGTCAGGTTGATGAGATGAACAATGATGGCTTATTAAATAGTCCTTCTTTTAAAAGGCTTATTGATTTGTATAATGATATACCTAAAGAAAAGAAACATGATGTTTGTGATAAACTAGAAACTATAGTTAAGGTTACTAAGGCATTTCATGAGAAAGATACTGTACAATCTTAAGGCTCAAAGCTGGTGTATAGAAAGAGGATACAGGATATATATTATACCCTTAAACAATAAGGGAACTAAATGTAAAATTGGAATAGAACTTGGAGAGAAGAAAGCAATAACAAAAGAAGTTTATTCTAAGAAAGAAGTTAGTATAGAAATATGGAAACTATTTACAAAATTATATAACAGATGGCACGAGCAAAACAAAACTCAGCATACATAAAACCTAATGATGGCAGAAAGAATAATGGTAGAAAGAAAGGAGATAAGTATGGACCAAAGAAACAATTGATTAAATCCTCTTCACAATTAACACCAGCAAAGAAAGAGAGAATATCTATTTATGCGTTAAACGCAATGAAAGATGTTTTTGGTAGTGAAGAAGAAGCTTGGAAAGCATTAGCAGAACAAGCTAAAGATTCCTTTGCACATATGAATTTACTATGGCAATATAGATATGGTAAACCTCAGGATGGCAATGAAGACAATTCTAAGAAAAAGTTAGACGTACCTGTAATTAATTTTTATGCTTCAGCAAATCAAGTAGAGAAATTAGAAGATACAATAGACATAGAATCAGAAGAAGTAGATATGGACGAATTAAATAATGAATAACTTAAAGCTAAACGAAAAATACAGTCCTTTATTTACAGAGAAGAGTAGATACTTTGTGTGTACTGGAGGTAGAGGTTCTGGTAAATCATTTGGTGTAGCTGTATTCTTATTGTCATTAACTTATGAACAAGGCCATAAAGTTTTGTTTACTAGGTATACAATGATTTCAGCACAGACGTCGATTATCCCTGAGTTTATAGAAAAAATAGACTTAATGGGAGTAAATGACCACTTTAGAATTACTAAAGATGAAATCATAAATATGACTACAGGAAGTTCAATAATCTTCAAAGGTATCAGAACATCAAGTGGTAATCAGACGGCTGCCCTGAAGTCTCTAAATGGTGTTACAACCTTTGTTATTGATGAAGCTGAGGAGTTAACAGATGAATCTTCTTTTGATAAGATTGATTTCTCTGTAAGGTCACAAACTAAACAGAATAGATGTATACTTATATTGAATCCTACAACTAAAGAACACTGGATATATCAAAGATTCTTTCAGAGTTCTAATGTTGATTCAGGTTGGAATGGTTCAACAAATAAAGTTACTTATATACATACAAGTTATAAAGATAATAAAGAGAATTTATCTGATTCATTCTTAGAACAGATATTTGAAATGAAACTAAAGAGACCAGACAAGTATGAGCATCAGATACTAGGTGGTTGGCTTTCAGCAGCAGAAGGAGCTATCTTTAAGAACTGGAGAGTAGGAGATTACATACAAACAGAAACTACCTGCTATTGTCAAGACTTTGGATTTTCTGTTGATTTGACAACTCTTTGTAAAATATCAGTAGATAAGGCTTTAGGTAAATTATATGTAAAAGAAATCTATGGTAAGGCAGGATTATCCACGACTGAAATAGCAATGAAGAACAAAATGGAGTGTGGAGCTGATTTAATTATATGTGATTCATCTGAGCCTAGACTTATAAAAGAGATTAAACAAAAAGCAGACTTAAACATAAGACCTACAATAAAAAAGAAAGGAAGCATATTGTCAGGAATCGCATTGATGCAAGACTATGAGATTATAGTAGATAGAAACTCTCATGGTATTGTAAGAGAACTAAACAATTATGTTTGGCAAGAAAAGAATACTAAACCTAATATTGGTTATGAACATTACATTGATGCTATTAGGTATGGACTTACATTCTTGATACAAGGCCAGAACTCTGGCAAGTATGTCATCAGGTAATCGTTAAACATAGTAGGTATTTCCTTCCCCTTAAACATAGTAGGTATTTTGTCATCGTTAAACATAGTAGGTTCTTAAACATAGTAGGTTTTCTGATTAACAAATTTTCTGTTGTTTTCTTTTGTCAAATATCTTTTGTAAATAATCCATTAGCCAAACCAAAAATATTTTGCTAGTCTCAATTATTTTTTGTATACACGCACACGCAATAATAAGGACAAATTAATTTGTTAAAGTTTTGTTAATGCTTTTGAATTGTTAATTATTTGTTTATATATTTGGGTAAACAATAAAAAAAACACTATGACTGAAACATTAAACAAAACAAGATTTTTAATAGACTTTGGAGGATTTTATCATTCTATTCACTCTGATGAGATAGATAGCAGAATTGAAAATGAGGTTTATATGGACGAATTAAATGAAGATAATGTAAACTATAAAGAAACTTGCAATAGTTATTGTAATGAGTTTATTGATTCATTAAATGATATGTTAGAATTAAACCTAAAGTTTATTCAAATTGATTCACCTAAATTTTACAATTTCACTACTGATAAAATAGAAGCTGAAATTAATGAAAATGACTTTAATAAATTAAAAGATACTTATTTAAATAGTAATGAATTTATAGATTATGTGAATGAAAATAGTAAATCTAGGGACGGATTTACAAGTTTTTATAATGGATTCAATGAAGTTGTAAAAGAAGATGAAATACTATTGCAATATATGTTTAATTACATATTAAAAGAATATGCTGATGAAATTGAGAATTATATATTTGAAATGTATTTTGAAATAATAGAAAATAATTAAATAAATAAATAAAACACTATGAAAAAAACACAATTTAAACACAATTTAAGCAAAGCTAAAAGGCTAAAAGAAAACGAAAGGAATGTATTAAATAACCTTTTTAAAGATTACTCGCAAACATTAATTAATATAACAAATCAAAACAAATAATTATGAATTACATTGAAAACGAAACATTTGCACATTTTAGAATGCAAGAAAAAGTTAAGGAAATTAGAAAAAGCATTAATGTCTTAAAATCTTATGGCTACACTGTTGTAGATTTAGAGGGTAAGATAATTGATGAAAAAATTAAAATTGAAGATATAAAACTATGACACAAAAAGAAAGAATTAAAGATTTAGAAAAGCAATTAGAGGTTGCAAGAAGACATACTTATATACATGACTCACATACTTTGTACTGCAATGATGGGGAGTTGCATGTAGGTTACAATGATGACAAATGGCTAGTTTGGAATACAGATGGCTTGTTTAAAGACTTAGCATCTATAATTAACATGGTAGCTAAAGAAAATACTAAAATGCAAGAGATGTATTTAGATTTAATTAAAGACTCATTAAAAGAAATAAAATGATTAAATGCAAAAAGTGTTCAAACTTAATTGAACAAAAAGCGAAGCAGTTATTTTGTTATAATTGCAAAGGTTATAAGATGCCTTACGAAACTTATAAATTTTATTCACTAGCAAACCAATTTGAAAACAAATAATTATGAAAACAAAACACGCAATTAAATTACTTGATAAAGCCTATTCAG